GATGACAAGATTCTTACGGTCCATTTATATTAATTAACGATATTTTTTTAATCAGTCCAGATAGTCTGCTGGATCGTCATCTTCTGGGTCATCGCTGAACAGATATTCCTTTGAAAACTCGGGTGTCTTGGGTGCTCCGCGGACACGCACTTGGAGTACACGCCAGATGGGTCCAAATGACTTTTTCAGGAACCACAGTCCTGAGAGCTCAAGGACAACATCGCACTGGGTGTCCTTTTTCACACTCTCAAGCTCAATAGGATTCTTCTGGCGATCAAAAGCACGAGTCACAAAATCACCCTTCTGTGTAGCCAGGGATGCACCAACAACCCCATCTGTAATGCTCTCTTGATATGCATTCTGAATAGTCTCGTCAGACAACTCCTTGCCAAACCACTCCACTTTGGACTTTTTAGCCTGACACATAATCTCCTCATCAGTACCACTGAAAAAAACAGCCTGGTCCTCCTTAATCTTCAAGTTTAAATTTTTAGTAGTAAGGTCATCCTGAAGGGTCACATCATTCAGCTGCTTCCGCTGACCAGTAATCTTCAAAAAGTATCTGCCGTCTGGAAGTTTTTGGGGGGTTGCATACTCCATTCTATACTTTATAATTTTTGTTTCTTTATATCAGATGAGCGCAGTCTGCAACACAAAGTTTTTGACAAAAAGTTGTGAGTGTTTGACTGACCCCATGGATCCAAACAACCCAATTTGTGCCTATGTTTCTAAAGATAACGGCCTGGTGTATCCCTGCGACGCCGGGTGTTGCCAGCCAAACTGTGGAACAAAACCAGGCCACTTGCCCCGTATGGATGTAGAGTTTCGCCAAACTTTCGGAGGAACTTTGCCACCTGGATTCAACGTGCACTTGGCAACCAACGGAAACACAGACAGAAAAAATGAAACACCTTTTTCTCCTATACAAGATGACAGCGCGAAGGTTAAAGAAATTGCACTTCGTGTTGCTCTAAGTTTGCTTGTAGTTCTAGTTTTCGCGGTCTACATCGGCTTAAAGACTTAGGTCCTGAGTAGAGTATCAATGGCTGCACCCACTGTTACTCTCGAGACTCTCGACAAGGAGCTGAAGGCTATCCGCAAGGAGCTTCGCAAGATTAAGACGTTTATCGAGGATCCAACTGGCGAGAAGGCTGCTGCCCGTTCGCAGAACAATGGTTTCAAGAAGCCTCTTCAGGTTTCCCCTGAGCTGCGTGCTTTCCTGAACCTCGGCCCTGAGGACCGCATCTCTCGCGCCGATGTAACCAAGCGCGTGAACGTGTACCTGGAGGAGCACAAGCTGAAGAATGGTCAGAACATCAGCATGGACCAGACCCTGAAGAGCCTGCTGAACCCACCGGCAGACACTCAGATCACCTTCCTGAACATCCAGAAGTACATCAACCCCCACTTTGTCAAGGAGCCCAAGGAGCCCAAGGGAACCAAGCGCAAGGAGACGGAGGAGACACCCGCCCCCCCTCCTGCCGAGACCAAGACTGAGCGCCCAAAGGTAGCAAAGAAAGTCAAGACCACCGCATCTGCCTAATTCAAAACTGCGTCTTGGCTTAAAAGTAATTTGATAGTGTAATTGTATGGAACAAGTTCCTGCACCTGAACTCCCAAGAGACGTCATAAACTCAATTGTAGGAACCAAAATCAACAACTTGACATTGTATCAGCGTGCTTTCACTCACAAAAGCGCGCTGAAGCGATATCAAGGGCTCGAAAAATCTTATGAAACGCTAGAATTTATGGGGGACTCTGTCCTCGGATTTATAATTACAAAGTACCTTTTTGATTTGTATGAAGAAAAGCAGGAGGGGTTTCTCACAAAGGCGCGGACGAAAATGGTCAGAGGCAAGACCCTGTGTGAAATTTCAAAGTTTCTCGGTTTGCAAAAGTTGGTCTTGATGGATGAAAAGGGTGAGCGCAACGGGTGGGTTACGAATGACAACATTATGGAGGATGTGTTTGAGGCTCTGGTCGGGGCCATCTACCTGGACCTCGGCATGGTTCACGCCAAGAATTTCGTGCTTGATGTGTTTTCCAGGGTTGAGACTTCGCTCGAGGATGACAACTACAAGGACCAGCTCATGCGGTGGTGCCAAGTGCTCAAGATGGCCCTCCCCGAGTATAATGTGCTGAGCTATAGTAACGGAACGTTCTGCATCCAGGTCGTCGTTGACGGACTTGAGTGCGGATGCGGGTTTGCAACAACAAAGAAAGAGGCCGAGCAAAATGCAGCACAGATCGTACTTAAAACAGACGCGCGCTTTAAGAACAAGGAGATACCCGTCAATGGACCCAAAAATAGAAAAACTCCTGAAGGCGACCTACTTCGAACAAAGAAGTCCAGAATGGCTGGCACTGAGGGAGACAATGCTGACGGCAAGTGACGCAGCTTCAGCCATAGGAGACAACCCTTACGAATCTCCCGAGGGACTATTCGTAAAAAAGGTGGGACGAAGAAAGTTTTCCGGAAATGCAGCCACCGAACGAGGAACCATCCTCGAACCCATCGCCAGAGACCTCTACGATGCCAGATTCAACAAAAAGAGCCACGAAATAGGCCTCGTGCAACACCCCGTGTACCCCTGGCTCGGAGGGTCAGCAGACGGAATCACTGAATGCGGAAGACTCATAGAAATCAAGTGCCCACTGACCAGAAAAATTGACAACAAAATACCTAAACATTACATCGCTCAAATCCAACTAAATATGGAAATTCTCGACCTGGACGAGTGCGACTTTATTCAGTACAGGCCGGCCGAGGGGGACACACCCGAGGAGTTTGTAGTCACAAACGTCAAGAGGGACAGACAGTGGTTCCAGGAGAAATTACCAATCATGAAGCAGTTTTGGGACAGGGTCGTCGAGGGGAGAAAGACGGGATTCGTATGCGAGGTTGTCGACGAGGAACCCCACTTAGAGCAGAAAGATCCTGTCTGTGAAATAGTAGATGACCAAATGCACATGCTGTAAAAAGAAACCAAGTATCATCAAGTGTAAATACTGCGTGTCCGATCTATGCTCAAACTGCATTCAGTTGGAAACACACAATTGCCCCCAACTCAGCGCAAAAAAACAAATTCTATTACAAAATTTGGAAGAAAAACTTGTAAAGGTTGTTGCTCAAAAAGTTAATCCTATATAAAGGTAGTACAAACGTACTAAGTATGGATGTACCGCCAAAAAAGGTATGCTCTCGTAGAAGCTGTTTAAACCCGGTCGAAGATGAAAAATACAAAATGTGTCAAGCCTGTAGAGAAACAAACAAGGTCCAAATGGTGAAAAAGCGAGAGAGATACAAGGAGGAGGATGCAAAAGATACTATGTGTAAACGTTGCAATTGTTGTCTAACAAAGATTTCTAGGGATGAGCTTATCGGGCTGCAGTGTGTAAAATGCAAATACCAAGAATACGGAAGACGCGCCTTACGAGATGGTAGAACGATTGAACTGACTATAGAACAATTTGGTCTTATTTGTAGAAGAAGTTGCTTTTGGTGTGAAAACCCTCCTCCGAATGGTGTCGACAGACGCGACAACACACAGGGTTACAAAGCAGAAAATTCCGTGCCTTGCTGTAAACCATGCAACATTGCAAAGAGCACCTTAACAGAAGAAAAATTTATAGAAATGTGCGTAAAGATTGCAAAAAAACACGGGGAAATCTAAGACTTTTTCGTTTTGAAAATTACTAAAAATAATACAATAAAAATTATAAAAGTCACAAGTGGGAAGTTGTCCTTGTCCATTTTGTATCCGTATTCGTATTCTATTATACTTTTTCCGTATTCGTTGCGTGGTCTCCCCGGTCTGTCATACGTGACTGTTCCATCTGGATATTCAAATTTCCTGGCTGGAAACATTCTGTAGGGTGCTGGGTTTGGGTAGGCTGTTTTCAAGTACATGGGTCCTGACATGTTCAGACGCTGAGGATCGAAATGATCGATGGCTTCCTCATCTATGATTGAGGGGTACTCTGTAGGCGTCTCATCCATAAGAGTCACATAAGACCCATCCATATAAAGACCCTTGGGGAAACCATCCTTGTTGATACCATAATCGCCCGTCCAAGTGGTAACATTGTATTTATTTATTTGGATATCATCATTCAGACGAGCGGTACTCGCCATTTAATAAATGTCTATATTATTATTTTCCTTGTAAAATTTTGTCTGGACTTTTTGTCTGTGGAGATCCCACATTTCATCCATGTCAATGTTTAGCATATAGGCCAACTGGAAGAGGTAGCTGAACACATCCCCCATCTCCATCACTACATCCGTCCCCCTGTCTTTCCTCAAGCCCGTCTTTCTATAGATTCGATGAGCTTGACGAATACTTGACGCGAGTTCACCCATTTCTTCATTCAACAACATCCACACAATGCTTACTGGGGCTTTGTCCCACCCCTTTGACTTGCACAACTCTGCAGTCTCCTCCTTGTACTTATTCATCATACACACACAGTACCTCAGTCTTTTAAGACGTGTCAAGTCGACGAAGAACTTTACGATACCTATACACAAATATAATAGAGACAAGCAACATCAAAATTTCTGAAAATAGTTTCCAATTTTCTGCATGTTCTTGATTACCTGAACGCTTGAGTGCCCAGGGTTCAACCATCGAATTACTCACAAGCCGTATTGTACGGTCAAGAGCAAAAAATATAAGAAAACCAAACAAAATGTCATCAAGGGCCTTCATTCCTATTTAGAATCCAATTTTAAAATTATTTGGAATCTTGTTTCCGTAGGTTGATGTGCTCACTGGCGGTGCGAGTGGGACTGGGTTGCTTGAAATGTCCTTGAGGTACAGGAGCTGTTGGAGCATTCCTGTGCTGATTGTCCCTGTCGCCTCTTCAACCACCTTGGCATTCATCTTTTCCACCTGCTGACGCACGTCAGTGTAGGGGTTCGCCAGCATATTGATATAGACACGCTTCATAAGAGCTTGGAGATCAGCATCGCTCTGGTCAGAAATTGCGTACCCTGTCTTTTCTCTGATTGCTCTGATGATGTCTTTCTGGATGAGTGCACGGTTAAACTCTGAGAAAAAGGCGTCACTGAGTGGGTTGGGCCAGAACTGAGTAGCCATGTTACTATCTGCTTAGAGAAAAAAAACCCCTATACTACAATGAAGGTTGTCAAGAGGTCAGGTGATGTCGCCGAGATGCTCTTCGACAAAGTCACAAAACGTATTTCGAAACTAAATTCAGAACCGGAATTTGAAGTCTTGAATGTACACCCTGATAAGGTGGCCCAGAAAGTCTTCAACTCCCTGTATGACGGAATTTCCACATCTGAAATTGATAACCTCAGTGCCGAGGTGGCCATCGCGATGATCACCGAACACCCTGACTATGAAACCCTCGCGATGCGCATCACAGTCAGCAACCTCCAGAAGAGCTCCCTCAAGTGCTTTTCAGATGCTATGCTCTCACTACAAGCAAAGGGCATCGTGAGCCCTGAATTTATGAAGTTTGTGAACTTCGAACTTGACGGCTGGATTGACCACGCACGCGACTACAACTTTGGTTACTTTGGTATCAAGACTCTGCAAAAGGGGTACCTGAACGAGGGGGAAACTCCGCAGTATATGTTTATGCGCGTGGCCCTGGCTATTCACGGAGATGACTACCCCCGCGTCAAGGAGTCGTACGACCTGATGTCCCAGAAGTTTTTCACCCACGCTTCCCCAACAATGTTCAATGCGGGAAGCAGCCGCCAACAAATGTCAAGCTGTTTCCTAGTGGCCACCAAGGATGACTCCATCGAGGGCATCTACGACACAATCAAGGAGTGCGCCCAAATCTCCAAGTGGTCGGGCGGCATCGGATTCCACTGCTCAAATGTCCGTGCAAACGGCTCTAAAATCAAGGGGACAAACGGTGTCGCCGACGGCATCGTGCCTATGCTGCGGGTCTTCAACAACACAGCCAGATATGTCAACCAGGGGGGCGGCAAGAGAAAAGGGGCTTTTGCCGTGTACCTCGAGCCGTGGCACGCCGATATTATGGAATTTCTCGAACTGAGGTTGAACCAAGGGGACGAGGAGATGCGGTGCCGCGACCTCTTCACAGCCCTCTGGATTCCCGACCTCTTTATGAAAAAGGTTGAGGAATCGGACGATTGGCACCTCATGTGCCCCCACGAATCACCAGGTCTACAGGATGTCTATGACAAGGAGTTTGAGGAGCTCTACAACACCTACGTGGCCCAAGGACGATTCAAAAGAAAGGTAAAGGCCAGAGATGTCTGGGACGCAATACTCAAGTCCCAAGTCGAAACCGGAACACCCTATATGTGCTACAAGGACATAGTCAACCGAAAGAGCAACCAGCAAAACATAGGAATCATCAAATCTTCTAACCTCTGTACCGAGATTATGGAGGTTTCAAACCAGGACGAGACGGCTGTGTGCAACTTGGCATCCCTGAGCCTCCCTGCATTCCTCAAGGAGAATGTCTTTGATTTCGACAAGCTCCAAAAGGTGACTCACGTCGTGACTCGGAACCTGAACCGGGTCATTGATAACAACTTTTACCCGACCGAGCCTGCTAAAAATTCAAACTTAAAGCACAGACCTATTGCAATTGGTGTTCAGGGACTTGCAGATGTCTTTATGATGCTTGGACTTCCATTCGATTCTGAGGGTGCGCGCGAGCTGAACAGGCACATTTTCACAAACATCTACTATGCTGCGCTCCAGGAGTCTTGCCAGTTGGCAAAGGAGGAGGGTCCATACGAGACTTTTCAGGGGTCTCCCGCTTCAAAGGGTGTTCTACAGTTTGATATGTGGGGCATCAAGAAGCCAGTGTTTGACAACTTGAAGGATAACATCATCACGCACGGCCTCCGGAATTCTCTTCTGGTGGCACCCATGCCAACAGCATCGACCGCACAGATTCTGGGGAATAACGAGGCGTTCGAACCTTACACAACAAACATCTACCTGCGCAGAACTCTCGCCGGGGAGTTTGTGATGATCAACAAACACCTCGTCAAGGAGCTCCAAAAGATTAACAAGTGGAATCCAGAAATTAAGAATGAAATTATTCGGGCCGGGGGTTCTGTTCAAGAGCTTGATATTCCAGATAAATTAAAGGAGGTCTATAAGACAGTTTGGGAGATTTCACAGAAGAGCATCATCGAAATGGCGGCGGACCGTGGCGCCTACATCGATCAGTCTCAGTCTCTGAATATTTTCATCGAGAATCCAACACCTTCCAAGTTGACGAGTATGCACTTTTACGGGTGGAAAAAGGGGCTCAAGACGGGGATGTACTACCTCAGAACTCGCGCCAAGGCCAAGCCCATCCAAGTCACCGTCCCTATTGTGTGCAGAAAGGAAGAGGACTGTGTAGTGTGCAGTGGATGAAATATTTTATTTGCATATCTTAATGGTAGATTATAAAAGAATTGTTGGAGCACTGATGAGTGGTTTTGGTTGTCTTGCGTTTCTGTATTTTATTTATTTCATTATTACACTCTCAAAGTTGAGATCTGAGAAAACAGATGCTGATAAAGAAACTAATAGATTTCGTCTTAAACTACATGCAGCGATAATAGGCATATCTATTTTTTTGGTTCTATTAGGTAAGTATATTATTACAAGACTTCCCGTTCCGCTCGCTGCACCAGTTGCACCCTCGGGAGTCCAGATGAATCCATTGCTTGTACAGCAATTACAAAATGCAGCAAGACGAGACCCTGTAGTCATACCTTTTCCAGCCAATTTAAGAGGTGAAAATAATGTCGACCCAATTACACTTAATAGATATGAAGTAAATAAAACATATGTTGAGTTGCCAAAAGCAAGAGGCAC